TGAAAGAGGCAGAACCGCCCGAAATAAGGCGATTAAATGGCGATATATTAAACGGGCTTAATAACATGCGACAGAGCCAGAAGTTAACTGAATTGTTTCTATTGTATGCCCCATTTCAGCTGCATAAGGTATCCCAGGAACTAGGCTAGTCCAATTGTATGGTGCTGCTGTAAAATCTACCGCCCCACCTTGTTCGTCTGTTCCTGAACAGGTTGTAATTGAAACATCTGTTTCGGCTAAAATTACCGTCTTTTCTAAACCAGTTACTTCGGTAGATACATCAATTCTATGAGCACCTTTTGAACCTACTAACCTTCCCTCTATTGATTCCATAATTTTTTTTGTTTTTTGTAAATGTAAAAATATATTTTTTTAATTTTTTTAATTGTTTTTTAAAACTACCTTTCAGTCACTGACCAAGTTGAGTCAATTTCAAGTGTGCAGTTATCATCATCTAAAAGGTTTGCAACCTGCCAAAATACAACATCATTTTGGTTCATTTCTATTGAAGTACTACCATTCCAGATACCAACATCACGCCCACCCTGTAAATTATTAACCGTTCTAATTTGGCTGTATAGCACATCGGGCAAACCTATACCCTCATTTAGCCTCAATAAAAATATCTCATAATTATCATTATTTTTGCCTTCTATAATGAAATCCCAATTAACATTGAATTCTTTAGGATTGTTTCCTAAATGCCTTAGTTGACCATTTGTTGGACTGTCAAAGTGCTGCAATCCAGAAGCTGAAAAAGTACCGTTCAAATCAACTGCGTCGCCTTGCGTTGCTATTGTAGTAGAAATTTCAGCTGTATTATTAATAATACCACCAACAAAAGTATTATTAATACCAATATTGTTATCCCATGCACAGGGTAATTCATTAGGCGATAAGTTTGGTGTTATATTACTATCATTAGCATCAAAAGCACCATCACGACTCATTATAATACCTTTAAATTGAATAGTACTTGGGTTAGGGAAATTAATACTTTGGAAATCTGTAAAAGGTGCTAAGGTAGGCAAGTCGCAATTTATATCCGTTAAAAACCTGCTATTCATTTGAAATAAAGTACCTTCCTTAAATAATGGTTCAGTCATTGTGCCTGCCAAGCTTCTAACTATTGAAGTGGTAATACGATAACCACCACGCCAAAGACCATGAAGCGTCAAGCTTGGTGAACCACCAAAGCGACCAGTCCCAAATTCTAGACCTTGCCTATAATCGTAAATATCGCCTAAGGAAGTGCAATCAATATAGTTTATCCTACTAAACTCAAAAGCATTAAAACCAGTCGCATCATAAAGTTCATGAACCTTACTACCTGCACCAGTTACGCTAATATAGTAATCTGAACCAAGAAAATTCCCAGAACCGATTTCTATGCTTTCAGAAATAAACATAGTAAAACTATCCTCACTACTAATTAAACCACTTAAATCAAACGAATATCCTTTTATTGTTATACCAGTATTTGGGATTGTAATTGGGTTATCACCAACATTAATAACACCGTCTAAAAAATATTCTTTAGAACTATCTATTTCACCGCAAATTGTTGTCAAAAAATTATCTTGATTAACAACAACCCTTTTAATTAATTCATCAGAACTAGTACCTAAATCAGTTAAAGTGTATTCGTTAGTTTGTGAGTTATAATTTAATTCTGAAACATCGTAATTAGTAGAAATAACATAACTATTAGAACCGTTTATTGATTGTTTGGAGCGGATAGTAATGTTATTAGTTGCAGCTTTACCTAAATCCTCTATAATTAATTTATCGCTTCTAGTTGGTTTATCCAAATAAATTGTTATCGGCTGCAAAGTTGTATCAACATACAAAATTGAATCGCTTTCATTTGCTGTATAGTTAGCAAATATTTTCTTTTGAAACTGTTCTTTTTGTGTCATGGTTATTTACGTTTTCTAATTGGTGTTATTCTTACATTCCCAGTCTGCTTACTTATGTTTACACAGTCGTAAAGAGGGTAATTTTCTTTTTCCCTGCTTAGGTATTCAGCAACCCTAACCTCGTAAAACTTTGCAGCACTTATAGACTGACCGTAAAGCCTTGAAACACTACTGGCTTCTGTCGGTGTGCTGTCGTTGTTGTTTTTAGTTACTATTCCGTTGGGTGTTATAATGTCCTGAGCGTTGTTTAAATATGTTCCATAAGCATAATAGACCAGCATAATTTTAAGCCCGTCATTTATGTATTGTTTGCCGCCACAAGTGTAAGTACTACCGTTCCAAAGGTCGCCATAAACTACAAAGCTATTTAATGAATCTGCAACTAAAGCCAAATAGAATTCATCACCAAGAAATGGTCTTAAATAAAATTCTTGAGCCTCTAAAATTGAAGGATTCAATTGCTTTACCAAGTTAACATTTTGCGAAATTGAACGATGAACCTGTATGTCTGATAGTGTTATTAATTTTGTTGTTGTACTCATAATACATTTATGTCTTTAGTTCCAGCCAACTTTTGAGCCTGCTCCTCGCTAAAATTGTAAAGAATAACAAGAGAATCAGTTTTTTGTTGTACTGTTAAATTTGGGTTTGAAATTAAACTAACAACTTCTGAATTGTCAATTCTAGCTGTTAATTTTTCTATTTCAAAATTACCACTACTTAGGATTGTGCTTTGTGTAAAAAGGTCGCTAAAAATTTCAGAACAAACCTGCTGCAAATGGTCAACTATACCGTTGTAATAATTAGTCGCATCAAATATCTCTTTGCTGCTGCCAAGTTTTCCAGCTGTTTCCATTAATAAAACTGGCGGAATTAAACGGTTTCTAATAATTGTACGAATAACACTATCCTCGGTTGTTTGGTATAAACCATCCACGTCTTGGATATCAACCTTTTCCATGTTAAAGGTAGTTTCCTCGCCAGCTTGTTTTTCCAAAAGCATAAATTTCATCGCTTCGTCAGCACCTTGAAATTCAGCCATTGTGTCGTAGAACTCATCCCTATCGTCATCGCTTGCAAAGGCATTCATTTCAATAATGTAGCTAGCCATAAAATTGGTAGCTATATTACGATATTTAAACGTCTTTGTTAAACCGTCTGTTTGCATATCCTCAAGAACTGAATCAACAGGGCTTAGCGGATAGCTTTTGCCGTTTGGCGAGTAGTAATAAATTTGCCCTTTATAATTATGCCAGCCACCAGCTTCGTCAACTTGTGCTTGAACCTTTGCTGGTTCTAAGGTAAAAAAATCAAAATATTCAATTTCTTTTTCCTCAATTCTGCCGTTGCTTTTATCCCAGTTATCATAAATAGCAACCTTGTCGGGGTGCTTGCTTTCTGCATCTGTTAACCTAGCATATTCAAAAGGAATATAATTAAAACTAACAGGCTGGTAATTCGCATTAAAATTAACATGAATAGCACAACCTCCAAACTTTAAAATATCTAAACCTGCTTTTCTAAGTAGCTTATTTGTTGTTAACTTTTTACGGTCAACAACCTGTTTGCCAAACTCAGCATCACTGAACCCTTTACCAAACAAAAACATCAAAGCTAAGTTAGTTGTTAAAGTAGCTGTTGAACTTCCGTTGATAATTTGCTCAACCCTTTGAGGGTAAGCGTTGTCAACGTCATAAGACAAGACACCGCCTACCTTTTGGGGCTTGATGGAAACTCTTTGTTCCGTTACTAAGGTCGCTTTCATTATTTATTTTCAATAATAAATTCAGCAAAAGCAGCAACTCCGCTAGCGTGGTGGGGTGCATCAACACCAGTTTTTAAGGCAACTTCGTTAGCCATTTTCTTTAATACTTTTTTACTTAGCTTTTTAAGCTCTTCTAAGGATACTTCGTTTTCCCCTACTGGTGTTTCCACCTGTTCTGACTGTTCGTTTGTTACAGGCTCTAAAACCTCACTAGGTTTGTCAGTTTCATGTTCAGCACCGATTAACTCTTCCCAGTTTTGAGGGTAAGCTTCAAAGGACTGGATATGTTTTGGGTACTTTTTTAGCAATGTTAAAGCCTTTTCGTCGGTCATATTCACATTACTTAATTCCATCCCTATTCCATGAAGTACGATAACCCCAATTGATTCTTTTAACTTAAATTTGCTTTCCATAGTTTCTTTAATTTTATTGATTTTATTTTCGTTTAGGTTGCTAATATACATAAATAAATCATTTACGCAGCTACAATTTTTAACCCTGTTAAGGGGCATCCCAAACAATATTGAATTTAATTTGCTGGCTTGTTTGTACTCTAAGGAGTCAAATTTATTTTTCCAGACGCTTGAAGTTAGCTTAGTTGCCCTTACTTCTTTTA